CGTCAATCACCGGCAGCGTTCTTCGCTTACGTGAACGACCCGGCTAACGCAGGGAAACTGCGTGAAAAACTGCCAGCTTTGGCAGCACCAGGACGTCAAAATATAGACGTCTCTGGAAAGGCGCCGCCAGGCGACGCAAGTGAGCCTCCGGCGAACGCAACTAATAACACTCCGGTGGGGGATGTTTCACCTCCACCGGAACCTCCTACGGGCTCTCCGTAGGCCTGCAAACCCTCCTGCAGACTCTTTAAGGCCCCGCAAGGGGCCTTCTTTTTGGCCTCGTGCCAAAACACAGTTCCCCTATACTTGATAGGGAACTGGCGCAATGGTCCCCTTGCGCCAAAAAAAACAAAAAAAACAGCTCGAGCCCTGGTAGCGCAGCGAAATAGGGCGAATTAGCTGTACAAATAGCAAAATCTTTGCTAAAAATCCCCGATCAATAGGGGAACTAACGAATGAAACACATCAAAATCACGAGTGCTTTCCTCTTGGCACTCACTTTGATGGGCTGCTCCGCGATGTCGCTTCAATGCGGCGTCGATGGAGACAGCTCCTTCGTAAACATTAATGCAGCACCACAGGTGCTCTCTCAAAATTCACGGAATCTCGCAGAACTCTGCGGGTTCGCGTATGAGGTCGAGGCTAAATAGGTCTGCTGCACAGGCCTATTATGAGGCAGCTTGCAGCAGCTGCCTCGCCTCTTTAATAAGGAAAGGACATGCGTAGACGCAAACTCTCTAACCGCAAATCGCGGAAAATGTTCAAAAAATACTCAGGCACACACCGCAAAAATAATCGCGCAGTAGTACAGCGCGGCGGATACCGTCTGTGACATGCCCTGCTATACACCGCTGAAAGGGTATAAGAATGAAATTACCGGTGGATGGCAAAGTCATAAAGGCGGTTCTGCGCAAAAGCTTGAAGTTGCTTGCGGTTCTTGTCTTGGTTGTCGCCTGGATCATGCTCTCATGTGGGCAGTCCGGATCGTCCACGAGTCCTGCATGTGGGCCGATCAGCATGGCAATTGTTTCGTTACTCTCACGTACCGCGATCCAGCCGAGTGCGACGACGAACAATATAAAAACGGACACTACATCCCGGCGGATTACAGCCTCCGACCCTCTGATGTCTCTAAGTTCATACGAAGACTTCGTAAAACGCTCCCGCAAAAAATTAAATACTTCTACTGCGGTGAATACGGCGACGAAAATCAGAGACCGCATTATCACCTCTGTCTCTTCAATTGTTCCTTCGACGACCAGGCACTGTGGCGCGATGACGAAGGACAGTACACATTTACAAGCCCAACTCTCGAGAAACTATGGCCTTATGGCTTCTCTACCGTTGCGGCCCTTAATTATGAAACCGCAGCTTATACGGCTCGGTACGCTCTTAAAAAAATCACAGGGAAAAAAGCCGACGATCACTACCTCCGATGCGACGAGCATGGCGAGGCGTACTGGCTACTTCCAGAATTTATCCGTATGTCTACCGGCAACAAAAACGCCCCTTGTGGGCTAGGTGTCGGGTTCTATGAGAAGTACACGACTGACATCTTCCCCTCGGATGAGGTACCGGTTCCCGGCAAGGGAATTATCCGGAAAGTTCCACGCTACTATCAAAACATTCTCGAATCGCGAGATTCAAACACGCTTGACCTGGTTAAAGAACTACGGCAGCAATTCATCAAAGCTCATGCCGCGGACTTCACACCACAAAGACTCCGCGATAAATACCACTGCGCAAAAGCGCGACAAACCAAGAGGAACCTTTAATGCTACTTAATATCTATTCCATCTTCGATACAGCCGCGGCTATCTATCAACGGCCGTTTACGGCGAAATCTCACGGTGAAGTAACACGGTCATTCAAGGATGTATGTACTGATGCCGATCATGAAATCGGAAAACATCCCGAGGATTACACGCTGTTCTGTCTTGGTACGTTTAACGACGGTACTGGCGAAGTAACAGGCTTTGGGCCTGAAAAAGTGGCAACGGCGCTGGAGCTCGTGGCAGCAACACGCCAGGTTAACCGGGACAATATTGAAGACCTTCACCGTAATTTGAAACAAGGCAATGACGCATGAAATCACAACACGAGTTCTCTAATGTTCCGAGCGCAAAGATACCGCGCTCGAGCTTCAATCTTTCTCACCCCCACAAAACGACGTTCGATGCCGATTACTTGGTACCGATCTGTCAGCCGATCGATATAATCCCGGGCGATACATTCAACTGTAAAACGTCGTTCTTCATTCGGCTGAATACGATGCTGCGACCGATTCTTGACAACCTCCGATTCGATACGTTTGCGTTCTTCGTGCCGTATCGGCTCCTGTGGGCGAATCATGAGAAGTTTCACGGGGCGCAGGATGATCCTGGCGATAGCATAGATTTTACTGTGCCTGTTGTTGGTGGCACCCCAAGCCAAACGGGCGAGGGCTCGTTATGGGATTATTTCGGTTTACCTTTGGATGATAAAGCTGGCGCGCATTTGGACCCCGATGATGTGACGGTTAGTGCGTTGCCGTTTCGCGCGTATGCGCTTATTTGGAATGACTGGTTTCGTGATGAGAATTTACAAGACAGTCTTCTCGTTGATACTGACAATGGGCCTGATACGTTATCGTCGACTGGTGTTGGTAGTAATGTTGTTCGCGCCCAGCCTATAAAACGTGGTAAGCGTCATGACTATTTCACGTCGTGTCTTCCGTGGCCTCAAAAAGGCACCGCGGTAAGCTTGCCGCTTGGCACTTCTGCGCCGGTTGTGCCGGAGACTACAAGTACGTCACCGACGTTTGACAACAGCGGAGGCGATGCGCCTATCACGATTGGTGCTAATAGTTCTCAAGATATTGTTACGGACGATATTATCGTCAGTGGTAGCTACCAGGACTTTTATTGGGAAGACCCTGGTCTTGAGGCGGACCTCACGAACGCTACTGCATCTACGATTAACGACATTCGTCTGGCGTTCCAAACACAGCGGCTCCTGGAAAGGGACGCGCGTTCAGGTACTCGGTACGTTGAAAGTCTTAAAGCCCATTGGGGCGTTACTTCACCTGACTTCCGGCTTCAGCGGCCGGAATTCTTAGGTGGTGGATCATCTGTTGTACAGCTGTCTCCGGTGTCGCAGCAAAACGCACAGACGACGCCGGCTGAGGACGATAAGCTTGGTAATTTGGCGGCGAACGGCATTGTGGCCGGTACGCACTCCTGGACTAAATCCTTTGTGGAACACGGTGTTGTAATTATCCTCGGGAATGTCCGAGGAGATATCACGTATTCGCAGGGTATCGACCGGTATTGGTCGAAACAAACACGTTATGACTTTTATTACCCGGTTCTGGCCGGAATCGGCGAACAGAGCGTTCTGAACGGTGAGCTCTGGACTCAAGGCGACGCTAATGATGATCTGGTATTCGGTTACCAGGAACGGTACGCGGAATATCGATTCCTTAACGGAAAGCTAACTGGTCTTATGAACGTTGACGCCGCTAGCAACCTCGCGTCCTGGCATTTGTCGGAAGACTTTACTTCGCTGCCTACTCTCGGAGACACGTTCATCCAGGCGAATACTGGTGTTCCTCTTGATCGCGCTATCGCTGTACCGTCGCAACCTCAGTTCTTGGCCGACTTCTACCATGAAATTAAAGCCGCGCGGCCTATGCCTCTCTATGGTGTACCTGGTAATTTGGACCACTTCTGATGCCGTTGCCACTGCTTTCAGCTTTAGCACCTTTTGCAGCTCCGGCCGCTGGGCTTCTTGGCGGAATCTTGGGTGGCCGGGCGTCTGCTCGAGGCCAGGCAGCCGCTAATGCTTCTAACGAGCGGATCGCAAAGGAAAATCGCGCTTTTCAAGAGCGTATGTCGAATACGGCTATTCAGCGCCGTATGGAGGATCTAAAAAAAGGCGGTCTCAATCCAATCTTGGCAGGACAGTTCGACGCATCTACTCCTGCCGGCGCGATGGCGACTATGGGAAACGTTGGCGCCGCTGGCGTTGACGGCGCGATTAAAGGGCTGAGTTCAGCAATGACGGTCAGCCAGATGAAAAATTTGAAATCGCAGACCCGCATAACTAATTTGAACGCGGATATTCTGGAACCGCGAGCAGCTCTTGCGCGAGGGCTCATGAAGGCCGGTGAGAAAGCGGGCGACGTGGCGAAAACGTTTCCATACCCTGTCCCCGAGCATTCGGGCGAAGGCGTAGCTTTTGAGAGCAAAACGCCCGTTCGAGATGGTTACGGAACCCCGGAACAAGTGCGCGAGGTTTATATCAGGGAATACAAGAAGAAATACGACGGCAAAGCTCCGACTCGAAAACAGCAGGATGAATATCTCAAGCGCTATAAACAGCGCTATCAACAGAAATCTAAAGAATGGAAGGATTACTAATGTCAATGCAATCAATCGGCGAACACGACGAAAACGGCCGCCTGGTTCAACCAAGCTACGAGGACGGCCGAACGAAACAGTCCTTCAAGGACGAAACGGATATCAATAAAATCTTACACCGGGCTCAGAAGGCCGGAACATTGTCCCACCTGGACAAATACGAAGGCGTATACGGAGACTTCTCCGACTACGACTTCATGGAAAATCAGCTCAAAATGACTCATGGGCGCGAGGTATTCGACGCCCTACCCTCGGAAATTCGGGACGAATTCCGTCAATCACCGGCAGCGTTCTTCGCTTACGTGAACGACCCGGCTAACGCAGGGAAACTGCGTGAAAAACTGCCAGCTTTGGCAGCACCAGGACGTCAG